CTTTGAAGGAGTGACGACCTTTAAAGCCCAGGCCTAATCAGCCTGGTCAGACACTCCTGGGGTCCATCAGGAGACGGATCGCTAACGCGAACTGGATGTCAGTGTCAAAAGCCTTGTGCGCCATGGATACTTGGTACACTTTTACGGGAGTAGGTGCCCCGCGAACTCTGGACAGTTTATTGGGATTTAAAACTGTACTCTGAATTGCTAGCCTTATGCAATTGACGTGTATTGAGAGGGCTTATTTGTGGCTTTCATACTAGTATTGTGTGATYGTCTACATTTAATTACGATAATGGCTTCGACGCTAATATCGTCTGATAATTCTGCCACGTTAGGCAAAGATAGTGAAGTTATCAACAACACAAATACTTCACCACCCGACAATCCATCTAGTGACCACTCAAATCCCCGGTTAACAAAGGTTCTAGATGAGATGTCCAAAAAACCATGTGTTAATATAAACGAAATAAGAAAAATGATTAGAAATTTTCAACCTCAATTTATTCAACCTCGCAACGGAAACCGTCCAAATGCCCAGCCTCGCACAGTAGATTCTTTCGAATGGGTCGTTCGTATCCAAAGCACCGTCGAGACTCAATTACTTGGTGCTACAAATACTGTTCCTCAACAAACTCTTAATCTTGATATTTCTTTTACTGATGATTCTACTACTATTACTCCAGCTTCAATTCCAGGCTCGATCTCAATGCTCGATAATTCTCGTCACATCCCAGCAATCCAAAGTATGATCCAGAACTTCAAGGCTCGTTATTTAGGCTCTTTACAAGACACTGCCCAGCTCCAGTCCCCACAGTATCCACAACTTCTCGCTTACTTATTCGGCCAGCTAATCGCGATTAAGGATCGCCTCGATCTCTTCAGGCCATCAAATCCACTTTCTCTCGCTGACGCTTTGTTCGGCTTCACTTTAGCTCAAAACGCTCGCCCACGTTACGACGACCACAGACACGCTAAAGCATGCCAAGGACCCCTCGTTATTCCAGCAGCTACTAATAGTGACTGCGGTCCCTGCGGCTTCGTACAGATCAACGCAAATCAAGGCCTCACTCTCCCTCTTGGCGCTTGTCTTTTCGTCAATCCAGAAACAGTTAATGATCAATCTTTCCAAGATTTCCTCTGGCTCATCTTCGCAACACACCACCGCATGCCAAATCAAATGCAGAACAATTGGCCGTTTTCTCTCAACATCGTTTCAACATGTGCGGCTCCTGGTCGTCAAGCCCCTCACGCCGGTGAACTCACTGATGAGAGGGTCAGACTCGCCCTTGATACAGGCCACCGCATTTTGCTTTCTATGTTCAATGATGATGAAGAAACTCTCCGTTATTATCAACGCAAAGGAATCGAAACAATGTTCAGACCATGCTGCTTCTACACTGAGGGCGGCTTACTCAGAAAGGCTACCAGATACGTTTCAATGGTCCCACTCAACGGCCTATATTATTACAATGGTGCGACCTCATACGTTGTCTCCCCAATCCATACCGATGCGCATCCTGGAATTACAGCAGCTATCGAATCCTTCGTCGACATTATGGTCTTACAAGCAGTCTTCTCCTTTTCCGGTCCCAAAGTTGTCGCTGCTAAAGTCAATGCCAGCCAAATCGATGCAGCTATGGTCTTCGGCCCCGCTGTCGCTGAAGGAGACGGCTTCGTCTACGACCCACTCCGTCCAGCACCTCCACTTTCCGCGTTCTACACCGAATTCATCCACAGACCAGCCGAACAACGCATCTTCCAGATGGCGATGAGCCAAATCTACGGATCACATGCTCCTCTCATCATTGCCAACGTCATCAACTCCATTCACAACTGCAAGACAAAGATCGTTAACAACAAATTACGCGCCACTTTCGTTCGTCGCCCACCCGGCGCCCCTCATCTCAAGGCCGATACTGCTATCATCAACCGCTTCCACGATCCAGAACTCGCCTACGCTCTCGGAATCCTCGCCGATGGCATTGCTCCTCTCGATGGCTCGCACGAGTACAATGTCCTTGATGAACTCGACTACTTATTCAATGGTGGCGACATTCGCAATTGCTTCGGCCTCAACGCCCTCAACACCCGTGGTTTGGGCCAAATCGTTCACATCCGGCCAAAACGCGAGCCGGGAAAAAGACCTCGCCGCGGTTTCTACACCACACTCGATGGACAGGTTCACCCYGTTACACAAGATGCTCCACTCGATGAGATTTACCATTGGCGCGACCATGGAAATCTCACACGTCCATATTCGTGCCACATCCTCGACAGTCAAGGACTCGAGTTTGCTGACGTTTCCAACGGACGGTCACGCGGAAAGATCCTTGTGGTCGTCAACTCACCCCTCAAGACATGCGCTGCCTACCAGGGCCCCAGCTTCGCGCCAAAGCCGGGCAGCGCCATGTGGAACGAATAAACCAATGCGGGGGCAGCGTCATCTATCCGCGCTTGAGCACTGCTCGCGCCTGCAGCTTGTCTGCCATTGATAAGATGACGTTGGCCCTCGCACACCAACTGTGCTACCTATATAAGTCTTCAGACTTACACCGACAGTTGGACACCATGATACCACAATCCTACTTAACATTTCTTGAATGGCTACTCAGAATCGACCCTCACAATGAAAAAAGCTCAATTCGTCACTTCCCAAGTCAAGACAATCATGAAGTCATTACACACAGTCTAAGAAACCTTACTAAAGAACAAGAAATCACACTGTTTCCAATCAAAGACATAGTCCAAGCTAACCGTCGCGTGAATGCTTACGCGCGAAATCTTCTCGATGCTTCACCGCTTCCAGATTTTGCCCTACAACAGATGCTCTTACCAAATACAGCAAATGATGTAGTCTGTGCAATCTTACTACTCGGTGAAGTATTGTGGATGCTTCGCTGCCCAATCTCAATCATCGTGAACATTTCACGTGCAATATGTCGCAATGATAGTTTTTTGAAGGATTTATCTGACTTCAATAAGATGTTAGGCTTAACCAAGATACCTATAGCTAACTGCTTAACAGAATTGAATACTTTACAAGGTCGTGGAGTAACTTCAAGCGATGCCAAAAGAGACTTGACCCACCGAATTGCCGATGTCAATCCTCATGAGGCGAAAATAAGTAGAGAGAATCTCAGAGAAGCAATCAATCAAATATACAAGGAAGAAATTACTAGGAAGGAAGTTCCTGATACGTTCAAACAACATGTATTCACATCTCCTTTATGGGTTAAGAAAGGTGCACACCATCATCCACTATTTGGGTCTTATGACAATCGGCTGGAGTTTGTTGAGAATGTAGACTTAGACAGGGTCTTAAAATCACACCCTGCTGTCTATATCACGCAAGCGCCGAAACTTGAACATGGTAAGACTCGATTCATTTACAATTGCGATACAGTCAGTTACATTTACTTTGATTACATTTTGAATTATATCGAGAGTGTCTGGTCTAATAAACATGTGCTCCTGAATCCTGATTACATGAACCCAGTCATCTTCAGTACTCTTAACTATGACGAATACTGCATGTTAGATTACACTGACTTCAACTCACAGCACTCCATCGAAAGCATGAAACAGGTGTTTTTATGTCTTTTTCCCTTCCTGCCAAGGTCTATGCACTCTATTTTACAATGGTGCGTCACGTCTTTCGACAATATGTATATCAACAAGACTCATTGGAATTCCACACTACCGTCAGGACATAGAGCGACAACATTTATTAATTCTGTCCTGAACAGGGCTTATTTACTTCCATTTCTACAAGTCGCTAACGCGTTCCATACAGGCGACGATGTACTGTTATGCGGAAAGGCAGACTACGCCACACTTATCAACACTGTACCTTACGAACTCAACAAGACTAAGCAATCATTCGGACCCTCGGCTGAATTTCTGCGACTTCACAAACACAACGACCAAGTCTCTGGTTACCCGGCACGTGCAATTAGCAGTCTCGTAAGCGGCAACTGGTTGTCATTCGCCAACCCACTATGGCAACCTTCGCTACTGTCAATTATGCAACAATTGTACACGATATCGGCAAGGTCAGGTCTGTTACCATATATTCCTGTAACAATGAAGTTAGAAGTCCAGCGGCGTTATGATTTGCGTTCACGAATTACCAACGGATTGTTCTCTGGTGATATAGTTCCAAGCGGTTGCCCTTGTTATAAGTCAAATGCGGCTTTACTAAGCGCAGTAGTTCCTGACACTGTAGTAAAGGCTCCCCCCACCTTTTATGACTTACGTACATTGGATATCCTAAAGCAAACATCACCTTGGATCAATTCAGCGTCCAGATATATGGACCTCCTGGAACGACGACATATGGAATCTGACAATAAAAATGTTATATATAGTATCCAATACCTACCATCTAAGATGCTACCAATGATTGATGTTGACCCTGCAGACGCTACCCCATTACGAAAACGGTATCACCCACGTTCTCACATCGCACACCCACTCCCACGAGATGCTCATCTTAAGGAATTAAGATTTGCAACGTGCAGAGTGGGCCCGGCTACTGCGATAAGATTAGGATCGCTTTGGCCTGCGAATAGAATCAACCTAATCAAGCCAGTCTACGTTTAAGTAAGACTGACAAAATCTTACATAACTACTCGGTTAGAGTAGGAGAGTAATATCAACTCTTACGTCAAC